GCTATAAGCACCCAAGCGTTAGGAAGTGAGGAAGTAACGAACGGAGATTTTAGTGCTGCGGGTATCAACCTTGTAGACAATCCAAACTTTACGGATACTGGGGGGGAGATTATTACAAACGGAGATTTCGCAACTGGTGATATGACTGGGTGGAATGCGGGAAGTTCTGGTGATGGTGTAACTCCTACAGCGGTAAGCGATGGCTCAGGGGGATATGGCGCTTTAATTTCAAATGGTGTTACAAGTGGTAACTCATACATGATACAAAATTCAGTATTTGAAGGAGGAAAATCATACAAAGTATCATATAGAATAGTAAGCAATTCTTTACCGTTAACTAATTTTCTTGCTCTTGAAGATTATGATGTGGCCATCCCTTCTACTGTTGGCACACATGATATTTTTGTGGTAGGTCTTTCTACAGAATTAAGAGCTGTATTCAAAAGAGCGGGGGGCCAGCCAAACACAAATATTGTAATTACCGATATCTCCGTTAAAGAACTCGGTGCGGATTGGACACTCCAAAATGGTTGGAGTATTGGCGATGAAGTGGCTATTTTTCAATCTACTGTAAGTGCATACAGAAAACTTTATCAAGAAAACTTTATAACTATTGGTAAATCTTACAAGTTAACTTTTGAAATAACATCTATTTCTTCAGGTAGTATTGCTAATTTTGAACCAGGTTCACCAAGTTTTAACACAATAGGGGTTAAGACACAATACTACATCGCAACTTATGATGACTTATATTTAGAACCAACTAACGACGCAAATTTAACAGTTACAAACATCTCAGTCCAAGAACTCGGAGAGGGGTGGACTGTTGAAACGGGGTGGACATTTGGAGATGGTGTTGCGATTTGTGATGGTTCAGGTGCTAATGATTTACTTTATCAAAGTTCTCTCCCTTCTGGTGATGATAAATGGTTTAAAGTCACGTTCACAATTTCAAGTTATACAAGCGGCACTGTATATCCTTTATTCCTTGTAGATGGTTCGTTCATTGCAAGAAACGCTGTTGGAACATATACGATTTATGGAGTACGACAATATTCAAATAATTACATTTATCTACGAGGGGTAAACTTTGTAGGAGAGGTAAGCAATTATTCAGTCCAAGAGATAGCGACATCATACCTAACCCAAGCCGTTTCCCTTTCCGCTAAAACGTGGAAGATAATTTACAGCGTATCGGATTACATAGCGGGATCGGTAAGTGCTACGGATTATGGGGCGGTAACTACGGCAAACGCAGTCGGGATAACTGAGTACGTACCAATCGGAGTAGCTTCTAATTTTCGCATGGTAAATATAGACGGTTACTTTGAAGGGGCGGTAACTGATATTTCTGCTCAACTTGTAGACCCTAACGGATATTGGACACTTGGAACTGGTTGGACATTTGGCGAAGACGTAGCTATCTCAGATGGTTCGGTAGGGTTTATAACTCAATCAATACTTACCGCGGATACTTCCTACAAGATTACAGTTAAAGTTACAGGCAATCCTACTTTATTAGTGTTCTCCTCAACTTCGTTTTATGGGGATGAGGCAACAAGGACATTAAAAAACGGAACACACACTTACTATCTACAAGCTAAAGCTGCGACTTTTTCAATAACAAACGAAGGTGGCGATGCGTGTACTATAACAAACATCTCTGTTGAGGAGGTAGTATTAAATAAAATCTTCCCAGAGCTCGCCCCTCCAGATATAGACGCTCCTTATATCGTGTACTCTGTAGTAAGTAACTCACCAAGTGAAACTAAGAACGCTAACGGAGATATAGACACAGCTAGTATAGAAGTGTACGGCTTCCAAGATACATATAACAAAGCTGTAGATCTAGGAGTAAGCGTAAGAGCTGCTCTAGATAGAAAGACAGGAACGTACAACACGATAGAGATACAGAGCACTAATTACGTTAATGAACAAATGGATGTTAACGAAGCTCGTAAGCTTTGGGCTGCTATCCAGGACTACTCAATAAGAATAAAAAATTTATAAATGGAGAACCTAATAATAAATCACTGGCAAAGCATATTATTTGCCTTATTAATAGCTGCGAGAGCTATCTTCTCTCTCGTACCGTCAGACAGTCAAGCGGTTAAAATATTTGGCTGGATAGATATTATGATAACAGCACTTGTCGGAGGAGACAGGCGTAAAAAGAAAAACAAAAAAACTAAATAAAATGGCTGAAACTTCAGGAATAATAAACGGCTCTAATCTTAAAGTAACTTTAGGATCCGAGGGCGGGACTCTAGTAATGGTAGATAATTTAACAGATTGTTCTATCTCTACTAATTTAGATCTTCGTGATACCACAACGAAATCAAATGCGGGATATAAAAGCTTACTACCTGGTATGATAGAGGCAACTATGTCCTTCTCTGGGATGTTTGCTAACGATGCTACAAACGGAGTGCATGAGCTCTTCGACTTTCAGAATACAAAAGATAAGTTAGATATCAAACTAACTCAGATTGTAGGCTCAGGCTCAACACCTAACGCTGGAGATATGGAGTACGTAGCTAAGGGTTACATAACTGCTCTAGATCTTACAGGAGGCGTAGAGGATAATGCTTCATTCTCTTGTACTGTACAGCTAGTAGAGAGCATAGCATATAACGTTATCTCGTAATGGATATCTCACTCAATAATAAAAGCTATCCTGTCAAAGCTACGCTTAGAGCCTGGAGAGCGACAGGAGTTAAGGTAGTCGAAGTGGATGCTTCAGATGTTACTCTAATCCCTGAGCTAATTTACTACTTCGTAGTGGACGGCTGTGCAGCTCAAGGGATGGAGTTTAATTTGAGTGTAGATGAATGGCTAGGACTAATAGAGGTACAAGACCTACCTAAGTTAGTTAAGGTTATGGAGGAGGCAATGAGTAGCGACTCAACAGCTGACTCAAAAAAAAAGACAAAGGCGATCCCTTGACATGGAACAGGATAGAGGAGCTGGGGCTAGGCTTATTAGGTTTAGCTCCAGCAGCCCTTTACTCTTTAACATTCGAGGAGCTCGGTAACGCTGTACGAGGTAAGAGACAAAGCGAAGAGATCAAGGAGCGCTCAGACTGGGAGCGCACTAGATGGCAAACAGCTCTACTCTTAAACGTACACACAAAGAAAGGGGCGAAGATTACCCCGAAAGATTTAGCTGTCTTTCCTTGGGAGAAAGCAGCACAAAAGAATAAACCACAGCTAGACGGCCGTAGGATGCTCGAAAGCTTGGTAAAATATAGTAAGTAATGGCAAAGCTAGGAGATTTAGTAGTAAGGATAGGAGCAGATACAAGGGATCTAAATAAGAGCCTCGGTAGAGTACAGCGCAATATGCGCTCGATGACTTCTAACTTCACGGCTCTAGGTACTCAGATGACTAAAGCCATTACGCTACCTATTCTCGGAGTAGGGGCTATGGCTATTAAGAGCGCAGCAGACCTAGAGAAGATGGAGGTAAGCTTTATCTCTCTAACAGGAGGAGCCAAGCAAGCGGCTGACATGATGGAGCAGCTCAATGAGTTCACAGCTAAGACTCCCTTCCAGATAGAAGCGGTTGCTACTTCAGCTCGACAGCTCATAGCTTCAGGAACTAAGATAAGCGAGGTAAACGAACAGCTACAATTCTTAGGAGATATAGCAGCCACAACAGGACAGCCCATTAATGAGATAGCGGCTATCTTCGCTAAGGTAAATGCTAAGGGTAAGGTAGAGCTAGAGAATTTAAACCAACTAGCTGAGAGGGGTATCCCTATATTCAAGGCGCTTTCAGATGCTACAGGATTACTACCTTCAGAGCTAGGAGCTGGAGCTGTAAGCGTTGAGCAGTTCAATGCTACTCTTAAGAGCTTCAATGAGGAGGGAGGTATGGCTAACGGAGCTATGGAGCAGCTCTCAGAAACAGCTACAGGAAAGTTTAGCACAGCTCTAGATAACTTGAAACTTGCTGGCGCTGCTCTAGCTGAGGACTTGCTCCCAGCTGTAAACAGAATATTAGATAATGTTATAGGATTAGCGCAAGGCTTTACAGAGCTCTCTGATAAAACGAAAAAAAACATATTAGTAATAGCTGGTCTAGTTGCTACTATAGGTCCGTTACTTATAGCTATACCTAAAATTATAGCGGGTATTAAATTAATCGGGATAGCTTTTGCTACTTCTATGCCTCAGATATTAGCAGCTACTGTAGCTATCTCAGCTATCTCATTGCTATTCTTAGATACTTCTAGAGAAGCGAGTAACGCAAGTAAAGAGATTAAAAAAGTAGAGACAGCTTTAAAGGATCTAAACAAAGCACAGCTAGAAATAGAAGCGCAAGTGAGTCCAGGAGCTGCAGCTGAAGAGATAGCTGAGTCTATGGAGTTCGCAGCTCTAAGAGTACAAGAAGCAGACGAAGAGATAAAAAGAATACAGCAAGCTATAGCAGACAGGGGCGGCTTTGTAGGAGAGGGAGCTAGGAACCAGCTTAAAGATCTAAGAGATTATAGAGACGAATTTCAAAGGGTTATTGATGCTGCTGAGAGGTTAATACTAATAAATGATGATGATGGATTAATTGAAGTAATCTCTCCTAAACAGATGGAGCTGCTAGATCTTTTGCCTGTTAAATTAATAGCAGTTAAAAAGCCTATTCAAGAGCTACAGGAATCTACTTCAATTCTAGGGGAGTCTATAACAACTCTAAGCGATCAAACAATAACGCTAGCGCAAACTTTAGGAAGTGCTTTTGGAAGTATGGCGGCTGGTGCTAGCTCAGGAGCAGAAGCTTTCAAAGGGTTCGCTGTAGATGTAATTAGATCTCTTATAGCTATAGCAAAAGCAAACGTAATAACCAACGCTACAAGCCCTCAGAATTTAGCTAACCAAGCAAGCGGAGGTTTAGCTGCTCCAGCTTTTGCGCTTGCTGGATTGAGCGCTCTAGATGCTTTGCTAGCTAACATACCAGCACTAGCTGAGGGAGGGCTAGCTTATGGACCAACGCTCGCAATGGTAGGAGATAATAGAGGAGCTAATGTGGATCCTGAAATAATTGCTCCTTTATCGAAGCTCAAGGATTTGATAGGAGGTAACGCGATACAAGTGTATGGCCGTATCTCAGGTGATGACATTGTAATAAGTAACAACAGAGCTACACGCGATAGAAACAGATTCTAATGGGATATACATTATTCAAATCAGAATTTACAGATATCTCTGGAGAGGATTGGCTAGTTAAAGTATATACTACAGAGGCGGGCACTGATCTAAATAAGACTTTTAACCTGGGGCCTGATGGCTTTAGATTGAGCTATGACTTTGACGAGTACGATCGCTGTAAGCCAATAGTAGGGAGTAGGGTACAATTTACCATGTACCAAAATGACAGCGAGACAGTAACCTTTGACGCGTTCTATACAGCTCTATCTACAGCCGAAGAGGGTACATACAGGATAGAGATATATAAAGACCAGGACTCTACTAATACTTTGTTTTGGGTGGGTGAGATACTACCAGAGCAGACAGTTATCCCTGATGAGTTTCCACACGCAGCAATAACTATAACGGCTGTAGATGGGCTAGCTAATCTTAAAGGAATAAAGTACAACAACAACGGAGCAGCTTTTACAGGAACAGATACCATACTAGCACACCTACACCGAATTATTACAAAGCTTCATGTATCCGATATATGGACGGCTTCAGATACAGAGCTTAAATTCTTTGAGGACTTTATAGGTAAAGAGTACAAGACTTATATAGATGGTGGTGGACTACAAAACCAACAGCTACATAATGCAAAAATTGCTCACGATACCTACTATAAAAAAGATGAGGATAACAATAACGAGTACTTCTCAGCTTATGAAGTACTAGAAAGTTTAGCTCTAACTTTTAACGCTTGTGTGTTTATGAGTGAGGGGGTTATATGGTGGGTTCCTTTAGGAGTTATTCAGTCTCATGCTGGAGGCGCTTTAACTATAGCTCACTATATGACAGGTGTGGGATCAGTATTTTATAATAGTGTAGCTAATACTACAATAGGAGCTATCTTTGGAAGCAATAGCGCACAGTGGGAGAAGCTCAAAGGATGGGAGCGCTCAACAGTTCCATCATTTAAAAAAGTAATAAGAAGTAGAGACTATCAAGGCACTAGATCTCTAGTAAGTGATAGCCTATATACTCGGACAAATTTAGTTAATGAGACTGTACTTGATGACGAAGATATAGAGTACGCAATAGGTGAGAGGTTGTGTATCTCTGGTACGTTTCATTATGTAGCTGGATCCTTTGGATATATAGCTAATGATTTAGATAGGGTTGCTCGGTTAAACTTAAAAATAAAGTTAAAACTAGGAGATGGAGGAGGTACTGTACAGTATGTAAAAAGAGGGCTAGGCTTTAGTACAGATAATACTGAGTTTGTAGGATATATTAACTTCACTAGTGGCGGCTTTCCGTCTTACAATCCTTTAGATCCTATTGATAGCTTAGAAATAAACTCAGGTATATCAGGACCTTTAACCTGGGATAACTCTATCTCGTTTTATGAGATATTAAGTACTGATTTTGATAAGATAGTAGGTACATATGATCCGTTAGTAGGATATATGCCTGTGCCTTTAACAATACCCTTTGAGATAGTAACTGAGCCATTAACAGCAGCTAGCACAGGCTTACAGCTCTCAGCAACTTTAGAGGGTTTGAATCACTTAGGAGCTGCGGATGCAACTTTAACAGCCGCTACTAATACAAGCGGAGCTATTAACTACAGGATAGATAACTTTAGAGTAAACAGATACAGCTCTGAGCAGTCGCAAGAGTTCAGCTCCATAGATATAACAGCTACAAATCCAGCTACAGCTAGATATGATTTTAAACAGCCTTCTACTTTAATAGGAGATAGGATTAGTGATTTTGATTTAGGTATTATCACAGTTAATAATGGTTCTACTTATACAGAGCCTACAGAATGGACTAATTCACAAAGCTCTACAACAGATTTAAGTATTAACGGACTAGGAGTAAGAGAGCGCTTAGGAGCTAATCTTACGGCTGTTCGTACAGAGTCAGGAACTTTGTATAAGAGGGGCTCTACATGGATACATCCATATACTATCCTAACTAATACAGAGGACTCTAATAACTTCTATCAGGTTTCAGGCTTAACGTTTATAGCAGCTCGCTCTGAGTACGATATAGAGGTTATGTACTTAACTCGAAATATCACAGGGATAGTACTAGCAGAAGATAATCCAGTTAATAAAGGACCGTCTATACCTACTGTAGTTCCATCTACTAAACTAGTACAGAGTAACGGAGGGATAGTACAAGAGCACCATACTAAGCTAGGCTTCGTTACTACAGATACCTATGGTATAACAACAGTAAAAACTAGTACAGGCTCTAGCCAAACAGCTATTAATTTACCTTCAGAGAAAGCTACAACAGGAGTAGAGATTGTTAGCATAAGTACTTCGGGCGCTATGGCTCCTGTAACTGACGGAGCAAGCGGAGAGTTCCTGAGTACGAACGGCTCAGGGGTTTTAAGATGGTCGGGGTTGAAAATAATTGATAATATAGACGCCGCGTCAGTCGGTAATGTTGGAACTATCAGATACAGAACTTCAGGGAGAAATAGCTATGTAGATATATGTATGCAAATTTCAGCCACTGCTTACGACTGGGTAAATATTAAGCAAAATTCCTGGTAATGAAAGGCAAAGAGCTTACACTAGAGGAGTTAATACAGCTTGTGGAAGAGATGGAGAAAGCACTAATAGAAACAAAGGGAGCAAATCAAACAAAGCCATGATGGACGTTAAAATGTGGGGGTTGAATATATTATCTATATCCTGGGGAGCTGCAGTATGGCTTACTG